GGTCTTCTCTACATGCCGCCGGAGGGTTACAACTCAGGCGGGGATCTCGAACTCTATAAATGGAAAGGAAAGAGGAAGTTTGCCGGGAGAAAAAACATGGAGAAGAAGAACGAATGCCCCAGGAACGCCGTCGAAAAGGTCAAAACAATAGAATACAAACCGAATACCATGTTTTTCTTCATTAATTCCCTGAATTCCATACACGGTGTTTCCCGCAGGGACGCTACGAACCAGTACCGCAGATATGTGAATATTCTGGCGGAAACCGAAAAACCCCTGTTCGAGGCCGAATAATGTACGAAACTGTCACCACATTTTCCCTTGCCGGGTGGGACCAGTACGGCAAGAGGTTTCTCGATTCCTACTGCAAATACTGGGAGTACCCCATCCATGTATACTGGGAGGGGGAAGATCACCCGCAGGGTTATACGAAGCAGGTCATCTGGCACAACCTGTCGCAGGACAAACAGAGGGATGCGTTTCTCGAAAAGTACGCCGATAAACACAGTAAGGACTATCGCTTTAATGCGACAAAGTTCTGTCATAAGGTTTTTGCCTTTACGGACCCGAAGCGGAAAAGCCGGAAGACAACCCAATACTGGTTGTGGCTTGATGCAGATATTGAAACAACAGAAAAAGTCACAGATGAATTTATGGAAAGTCTTACCCCTCCCGGTTTCGCGGGGTCTTATCTTGGCAGGAAAGACTGGCACCATTCGGAACTGGGATTCCTTCCCGTCCACAAGTCGGCATGGTCGTATCTCAGGGAAATAAGGAAGATATATACTTCCGGCAAACTCTTCGGGTACGAAGAATGGCATGACTCCTACATATTCGACCAGATAAAGGACAAGCACGGATGGTGGTACAATGTTTCCCAGGATGTTCCGGGGATGCACGTCTGGGACGACTGTCCTCTTGGGGGTGTTATGATCCACAAGAAAGGGCCGTTAAGAAAAGAAGGACTGATGTCGAATGAACCCGGCTATGCTTCCCAGAAAGAAGCTGTCGGAAACATCGAGGGCGATAATCTCATCGTCAAGACCAAAAACTGTGTCCCCGACGAAAGAATACAGGCCAACATTCACTACTCGTCCACCTTCACCAACAGGGAAGTGCAGTTATGCGAAGTCATCCCGGAAGCCGTCTGTGTCCTTGTTTCCGCAGGTCCCAGCCTGGAGTCCCAGCTTGAACACATCCGCGAACTGTCGGAAAAGCCGAACCATCACGTTGTTGCGGTAAAACATGCCCTCAACACCCTGATCGAGGCGGGTATCCGGGTGTGGGGGTGTATTCTTCTCGATCCAAGACCCCATGTTGCCGACTTTATCCCGGAAGGACCCGAAGAGACAATTTACCTTGTTGCCAGTATGTGCCACCCGGTGGTATTTGACAGGCTAAAGGAGAAATGCTACTATATTTACCACGCTCATGTAGGTGCAGGAGAATCAGAAATCCTTGCTGACCGTTTGGGCACAGAAACATTTATGATCTCCGGAGGCTGCTCCACCGCAATGCGCGGTATCGGAGTTATGAGATGCCTCGGTTTCCGACAATTCAGACTTTTTGCCTACGACTGTTGTTATTTCGAGCCGCCGGAAAATCCGGAAGAACTCGACAAGTACGGTAATGACAAATTCTTTGAAATAGACATTGAGGGCAGAAAATTCTGGTCGGACGCTGAGAAGGTGGCTCAAGCACAGGACTTCCAGAATATCATGTCGTCTATGGATGACATGAATATAGAAGTCTACGGGCCGGGGGTTATACCTCATATCTGGAACCAGAAAAGAAAAATATTACCCCGCTTCACGGACATTATTATAAGTGGCTGACACATATATCCATCCGGAATTAAGAAATCTGGCGGCTGATCTCGAAGAGGGTGAACTGAGCGAGATCGGCTCCTCTGTTTTAAGCGATTACGAAAGTGATCTTGAATCCCGTACCGAATGGGACCAGATGCACTCGCAATGGCTCCGCATGTACTTCCAAAAAGACCTTCCCACAAACCCCCCGTGGGACGGATCTTCACAGGAATCCCTTCCGCTTTTGTCGGAATCCTGCACACAGTTCTCTTCCAGGGCTATCCAGGCCATGTTTTCTTCCCGCAAGGTCATAAAGGCCATGCCTCTGGGAAGGGTTGATTCAGGAGCCAGATCCCGCGCCAAACGCATCGAGGAACACATGGCGTTCCAGCTTATGGACAAGATGCGCGGCTATAAAAGAGGCAAGAGAAGAATGCTTCTTTCCGTGGCTCTTCACGGTTCCCATTTTACCAAGGCTTACTTCGATCCTCTGAACGACATGAATGTCGTGGAAAACATACGGGCTACGGATGTTGCCATTCCTTACGGAACAGGGCCAAGGGATATAGAGGATGTCCCCAGGATTACGCATCGAATCCCCATGCCCATGCACAAGGCGAAGAAACTTTACGAAGCGGATTATTTTTCCGAAGAACCCGTTCCCTACGAGAAGGATGAGATAGCCAGGGAACAGGATCAGGCTCACGACGATGCACAGGGTTTACAGCCGTCCTCAAGGCACGACAAGCGGGAAGCCCTTATTCTTGAGCAGCACACATGGTTTGACCTTGATGACGACGGTGTTGATGAACCGTATATTTTTACCGTTGATGCACAAAACGGTAATGTTCTAAGAGTTTCCATTCGTTGGGAAACCGACGAAGCGGGGGACCCGATAGACGACCAAAATCCCGTAAACTGTTTCACGCATTATGTTTACATGGAAAATCCAGACGGGTTTTACGGCCTTGGTCACGGGCACCTGATTTCCCAGCTTAACGCCAGTGTGAACAAGTTACTCAGACAGATGGTGGATGCGGGGACACTCTCGACGGTGGGAAACAACTCAGGTTTTATATCTGAGCAGATAGCCGGACCAGCCGGGGGAGATATAGAGTTTTCCCTTGGGAAGTTTAAAAAGGTTCCTGCTTCCGCAGAGGAAATGGGGAGGGGAATACACCAGTTCAAGTTCCCCGGACCTTCTGCTGTCCATCCACAGGCAATACAGCTTCTTCTCGCAAGATCAGACAGACTGGCTTCCGCAACAGAAGCGATTACCGGGCAGACGGAAAAGGTCATGCAGCCGACAACGGTAATGGCTCTTATCGAACAGGGATTGCAGGTATTTTCCTCTGTTTACGACACTCTGAGTGATGCGTGGACCGAAGAACTGATGAAACTCTACAGGCTTAACTACAAGCACATGGACCCTGAAGAGTGGTTTACCGTCTTCGACGTTGAAGGCTCGGAACAGGAATTACACGCGGCACGGGAGGATTATGCCCCTGATTTCCAGGTCAAGCCGTTCACGGACCCGAAACAGGCGACATCACAGCAGAAACTGCAAAAAGCACAGATTGCCTATCAGACGGCAATGCAGAGTCCTCTGGTGATGAATTCTCCGCAGCACATCTACAATAATGTCAGAATGTTCATGGAGGAAATGGATATAGAGGATATTGATTCCCGTGTTCCCAATCCGATGCAGGGTATCCCGCGCAATGATGATCCCTATCAGGAAAACATGATGGCGATGATGGATACGCCGATGATACCGATGGCCTATCCGGATCAGGATCACATCTCCCATATGAGGGCGCACATGGAACAGCTTTCGGGAAAGACCATATCCCCGTTTGGACAGATGCTTTTGGAAAACCACATTGGATCTCACAGGAGATTGTTGAATGGATCGACTGGCGGTCAAGGACTGGCTCCGGGACCCGGTAACGAAATGGGCGTTGGAGCAAGCCCAATGGCGGTTCAACCCGGAGCAGAGATGGGGGAAGGCCTCCTCACTGGAGGAAGTGAAGCAACTGTTGGGACAGAAACAGGTCCTGGAGTTTCTCCGGGAACTGCCGGAGCATTCTGAGTATTACGGGGGGGATAAGAAATGAAAACGGAACAGCTAGCGGAATATGATCCTAGCATATACACGAACCTGGAACGTGCCAAAACCTCCGGTGAGACAAAGACCGCTTACCAGAAGGCAATAAACAAACTCAACGACCAACAGAAGAAGAATGGCGCACGCCGCAGGATGACCTTGCAGGACGTAATGAAGGCTCCTGCCCAC